GATCTGGGGAGTATTACTCCGGCGAGTATGGACGCCGATGACGCCGCCGATCGGCTGCTGAAGGGCGCGAAGCAATCGGCATCGAACCGCCGCAAGAACGCGGCCAGACGCGGCGACGGCTAGACCCCCCCCGGCCCGCGAAATCGCGGGGGGCCGACATAATATTACACCCCCCTTAGCCCCCCCTCCGATAATCACGAAAGCACTGACACCCCCATGCCCCCCGAAAATTTTCGCAAAAACAACCACGACAAACCACGCTGGTCTCGCCTCGCGCGTTTGCCCGGCCACGGTTGCCTTCTCAAAGCGATGGAACGCAACGACTTCGGCGCGGCGCAATACGGCGATCAAAACTGGCGCAACGGCACGGTGGACGCCTATCTCGACGCGTTGATGCGCCACGCGCTCGCCCTGTGCGGTGGGCAAACTGCCGACTCTGACGACCCTGGCGCAATGGCGCATGGCCTCGAACATACCGACGCGATCGTGTGGAATGCGCTCGTCTTGTCCGAGCTTATCGCCGCGCGTCAGTCCCAAACCGATAACCACGACAACACGAAAGACACGATCAATGTTGCAGACATCGACTTCGACGCATCGCAATCACGGGGGCGCACGGTCAAACAGCGGTCGCCGTCGTCGCCTTAACGACGCTGAGCAATCCGATCTGGGCCGCCGCTGCTATCGCGCCGCCTTTATCGAACGCCGCGAGGCGACCGCGCGCCGCTACCCCAAGCGTGCTGACGAAATCCGCGCAACCGAAACCATGCGTGAGTTCATGGCGTGCTTGGGTCAATTCCGCGGTGACTCGGCCAAGGATCAATATATTGCCAATGCCGATTATCAGATCATGCGCGAGTTTATGGACGAAAACCCGCTGGTCGCGCGCACCTTCGCACCGTCTGCTGTGGTGCTTTGGCGCGCTGCATACCGGCGTACTTGCTCGGACGAGTACCGGGCGCAATTTTGTTCTTGATTACAAAGAACCTATTTGTAATGTTTGTACTTGCGTTCCTCCTGTGCGCCGTGGGGTCGTCTCCGGATCCCTTGGTCGGGCTCCAATCCGGATCGATGACCCCGCATCGCACGACGCAAAACAAAAGAGCCGTTTTCTCCGGCAAACTAAGCCCTGCCGATCTCTCCCCGGCGGGGCATTTTTTTGAGGTTTTGCCTTGGTCGCTCAAGCTGTTGCTGAAGCATTCCAACACGACGAAACAATGTTCTGGTGCGCCGCGTGCCGCGTGTTTTGGCGGTTCAAAAAAGACTGCGGGCGCTGCGGCAAACCCTGCAAAGCGGTTGGTGTAAATGATTGACGCTTTCACCCTGCATCACGGCGATTGTTTGGACGTCCTGCGCGGCATGCCCGATGCGAGCGTTGATGCCGTAGTGACCGACCCGCCGTATGGGTTGAGCTTCATGGGCAAGCGCTGGGATTACGACGTGCCGAGCGTTGCGGTCTGGTCCGAATGTCTGCGCGTGCTGAAACCGGGCGGGCATCTTTTAAGCTTTGGCGGCTCGCGCACTTATCACCGAATGGCCGTCAACGTCGAAGACGCCGGTTTCGAGATCCGCGATCAGGTCATGTGGGTTTATGGGTCGGGCTTCCCAAAAAGCCTCAACATCAGCAAGGCGATTGATAAAGCGGCTGGTGCCGAGCGTGCGGTCACTGGATCAAGGGTTGCTGATGACATTCGCGGTGGAAATATGCATGCTTCAAATCGCGGTGTGCGGCACGTCATTGAGTTGAAAGAAACCCCCGCAACCGACGCCGCAAAACAATGGCACGGCTGGGGCAGCGCGCTAAAGCCCGCGCATGAGCCGATCGTTTTGGCGCGTAAGCCTTTGGGCGAAAAGACGCTCGCCGCGAACGTGCTGGAACACGGCACGGGTGGGTTGAACATTGATGGGTGTCGGGTTGGTGATGAGGTGCTCGGAAGCGTGCGGGCTGGCTCTGCACGGATCGGAACATTCGAGCGCAAGGAAATGGTTACACCAAAGCGCACGGGCCGCTTCCCCGCCAACCTGATCCACGACGGATCTGATGAGGTTTTAGCGGGCTTTCCTGATAGCAACGGGCAGCAGGGCAAGTGTGAAGACGCACAGCGCTCGCAGGCAAACACGTATGGGTCGCCGTCAGATAACGGAAAGCAATACGAGCCAAGAAACGACAAAGGCTCTGCATCCCGCTTCTTCTATTGCGCGAAAGCGTCAAAGAAGGATCGCGATGAGGGACTGCAAGAGTTTGAGGCCAAGGCCTCCGCAGCGAGCGAGTTTCGCCCAAACCACGCCGAGAAAGCTTCGAAAGGCGAGGACGGCAACCCTTATGGGCGATGGAAGCCACAGCGCAACATTCACCCCACCGTAAAGCCCACAACCCTGATGGCTTACTTGTGCCGTCTAATCACACCACCGGGCGGCACCGTACTCGACCCGTTCATGGGCAGCGGATCCACGGGCAAGGGCGCTGTGCGTGAAGGCTTTAACTTCATCGGCATAGAGCGCGAAGCCGAATATATAGATATCGCGCGCGCACGCATTGAGGCCGTGAATGTCTGACTGGCAGTCCTATCTCCTCAAGCTGCAAAACGACCCGGCGCTATTCGTAACGCAGGTTATCGGCGCAACGCCGCAAAAATGGCAAAAGCAAGCGCTCGAAAACCTCCGCGACAACGACCGCGTCGCCGTCAAATCCGGTCACGGCGTCGGCAAAACGGCTTTCCTGTCGTGGGCGATCCTGTGGTTTCTCTCAACCCGCTACCCTGTCAAAACCGCTGTCACGGCCAACACCGCAAGCCAGCTTAACGACGTCCTGTGGTCCGAAATCCGCAAATGGCACGGCAAGATGAACGAAGCGTTCGCCAGCCAGCTCGAAATCAAATCCGACAAGATCACGCTGATCGGCGGCGAAGACAGCTTTGCCGTTGCCCGTACCGCCCGCCGCGACCAGCCCGAAGCCCTCGCGGGTTTCCACGCCGACAATATGCTGTTTGTCGTGGATGAAGCCTCGGGCGTGCCGGAAATTATTTTCGAGACCGCCCAAGGCGCGCTTTCGACCGCCGGCGCAAAGATCATCATGGTTGGCAACCCGACCAGGGCGCAGGGCTATTTCTTCGACGCATTCAACAAAAACGCCGACCGCTGGGCCAAGCAAACCGTCAGCTCCGCTGATGCCGATTATGTGCAAGACCAATTTATTGACGACATGGCGGCCCAATACGGTGACGAGAGCAACGCCTACCGTGTTCGCGTATTAGGGGAATTCCCCACCGGCGACAGTGACAGCCTTATTCCGCGCCACCTTGTCGAAGCGGCAGCCTCGCGCGAAGTTGAGCCGACGCTTGGCGTTGCGCCGGTCTGGGGGCTAGACGTGGCGCGCTTTGGGTCAGACCGCACGGCCTTAGCAAAGCGACGCGGTAACGAGCTGATCGAGCCGGTTAAATCGTGGCAAGACTTGGACACGATGCAAACGGTCGGGATGGTCATCCAGGAATACGACGCGACGCCCTACAGCGAGCGCCCTGCCGAGATCCTGATCGACGTGATTGGCTTGGGCGCTGGGGTCGTGGACCGTCTCCGCGAGATTGAGCTTGGCCCGCAAATACGCGGCGTCAACGTTTCCGAAAGCCCGGCGCTGGGCAACAAATACAACAAATTGCGCGATGAATTGTGGGGCAAAACCCGCGCATTTTTCGAGAACCGCGACTGCGTCATCCCACAGGACGACAAGCTGATCGGCGAGCTTTGCGCGCCAAAATTTGCGTTTCTCAGCTCCGGCAAAATGAAAGTCGAAAGCAAAGACGAAATGAAGCGTCGCGGTCACAAATCGCCTGACCTGGCAGACGCGTTTGTTTTGACGTTTGCGAGCAACGCCGCCCGCGCCGGCAACGCCGCCGGATACCGCCACAACAAAGCGATCGATTATAATGATGACTGGATCGTCTGATCTGCCCGCGTGGGCGCGCATCGATTACAAATTCTATTTTGTCGGCGAGAACGGCGACCGCGCTTGCGTCGGCGACAAAGGCGCAGCGGAAATTCTAAGCCGCGACCAGCTCAAAGAACGCGCCTTGCTTTGTCGCGACAGGCTAAACGACCGTTTCAAGCAGAAATTCCGAGCCATGCGCCCCGATGAAGTCGAGCAGTACATGGCAGACCAAAACGCCGCTGGTTTGGCAAAGCCGCCGCGAAATGTTAAATAACTGACAACAAATCAGTAAGGCCGGTTAATGTATATCCAATTTCGCAAACGCCCCGCAAAAAAGAAAACCGAAGCCGAGCCAAAAAAATCGGCTGAAAAGTCAAAGCGCGGGCGCGGCAGACCCAGAAAGACCGACAAATGAAAAATGACGATCTGCGGGGTCGCCTTAACGACGAAATCTCCGCCGCCGTAAATTACGCCGACACGCAGTTTGCGCACGATCGGATTCAGGCGCAGCGCGCTTACTTGGGTAAGCCGTTCAACAAAGTGCCGGCCGGCCGCAGCGCGGTCATTTCAACCGATGTTAGCGACACGGTGCATTATTTGTTGCCGTCGCTGCTCGAAACATTTTATCGCGGCCAAGAAATCGTGCGCTTTGTCCCTCGCAATGCCGACGATGTGCAAAAAGCCGACGCTGCGACCGCCCTGGTCAACCACATTTTCGCGAGCCA